CTTTGAAGTATGGGTTGAAACCTTGCCAAAGTGAAGAAAATTTAAAGCAGCAACTAGGGCAACAAACAGGTAAAAAGAAGCAAGATAAAATTTATATTTGGACTAAGCATTAGAAGTGACTAAATAAGAATACTGGCATCACACACACAACCGCCAGTATAACACACACAGGAGAAATTATGAGTAACTTGACGCCGTTCGAGATTCGTCTTGAACTACTAAAAATGGCAAGAGAAATGCTTTCCGAAGATTATCATGGAAAGTGTCAACAAGTAAGCACAGATTGGACTGTTAAAGTCGAAACCGCTAAACTAAACGGCGGCCAGATTCCAGACCATCCATCGTTCCCCCCCTATCCCTTAGAAGCAGAAATCATCGCAAAGGCACAAGCCTTAAATGGTTTTGTTTCGAATATTCAATCCGTAGATAAACCTAAAGCAAAACAATCTACCTGATGTGGGGCAAGAGGTGCTTCGGCACCTCCCTAACTAACAAGGAGAAATAATGCGTATTTTAACAATACTACTCAGTGTATTTTTCACTGCATTTATTTTATTTTTTACACAAGGGATGGCAGAAGCTAAAATCCCTACAAAACTCAAAGTGACTTATCATCAATTGAGTCCACAAGCAAAGGAGCAAGTAGATTGTCTAGCACATAACATTTACTTTGAGGCAGCAATGGAACCCGCTGAGGGGCAGATTGCTGTCGCATTCGTTACCTACCATCGCATGAAGAGTGGTAAGTATCCTGACACCTATTGTGGTGTTGTCAAACAAAGACTTGGCGAAGTATGCCAATTTTCCTGGTGGTGTGATGCGAAAGCAAATTACAAATCAACCAGAAAACTCTTGACAACTGAGTCGAATTCGTTGTATAATGATGTATTGAATAGAGCAGTGTATTTCTATGTTCATCATGACACAATGAAAGACCCATCCAAAGGTGCTTTATTTTATCATGCGGATTACGTAAATCCTGGATGGAGTAACATGAGGACAACGGCAGTTGTAGGAAGACACATTTTTTATAATCGAGTAAAACATAAGGAGATTTGATTTTGGTTACCGCAAAAACAGATAATAAACCATCAGTAGAGAATTCTAAATCGCAGTATCATTATGCGACTAACTTTTCAATTACTGTGGTTCTATTGGCTGCCATAATTTCGACATGCATGTATTATTTGAATGATCGGAAATTGATGGCAGCAAACATTGAGAATGCTATTACAAAAGGTATTGACCCACTATCTGTGCGATGTTCGTATGCACGTGATTACGATGTCATTTGTGTAGCATATGCAGCAACTAGTTCTAAAAAATAACTTACAGGAGAATATATTATGAATAAACTTGGTCAATATAATGATGATGAACGTGGTCACTATAATTTTAGTTTTAGTGATAATGATGGTAAAACTGTTCAAGTATCATTTCGTGCTGAACCCGATTATGATTTGATTACTGTGTTCAATGAGTTCAAAAACTTTTTGATTGCATCTGGTCATGATGTTGATGGTGAAATTGGTGAGTTGGCTGTTGATGGATATCATGAAGAAGATGACGATGACAGTTACGCACAAAGTTGGGATGCGGATACTGATGAAGTACATGCAATGACACAACACCAAGCGGCAGACAAGTTTTCGATGGGGAATTTCCCTAACAACGGATGGCCATTCGGTGATTTGACTACACCATCATCACCTCGTTTGACTACTACTGACTTTGCATCGTTGAAACCGATTGACCTTAGTTCTATCAATCAGTTTCCAACAATGGCACCATGGACAACTGAGCAAATTCAAGCATTGACATCTGCTGACCTTTCAAGATGGTCAGTCCCATCACCAGGCACTATCGGTGGAGCAAAGATTGAATTCAAATAATGCCCACTAAAGACGAGATGATGAAGTTCGCATTGGCGATTGAAGAAATGATTGCCAATACGGACTACACATATTTGGAAGCTATCTGTGAATACTGCAAACAAACAGGACTTGAGATCGAAGTTGCCGCAACACTGGTCAATCCAAATCTCAAGTCTAAGATGCAGGAACAAGCAGAGAAGTATAACCTAATCAAAGGAAAGAGTAATAGATTACCCATATGACAGGATATGAAGCTTTTTGTTTATACTCCTCACTCAAACTCCACTTCACACAAGAATCATATGATTACTTCAAGTATTATGGTAAATCAAAAACCAGTGTAGAGGCATTTGAGAATAGAAAGGATAAGTGGCACTTTTATAAACTCAGTCGGAGGTTCTCAAATGCTGAACAAGGTAGAGATTTTATTATTGCTAATCTTCTGCGTGATTCTGATGTATGGATTGGATATTTACTGACGAATGATGCAGATGTAGTATATCGTGATAGACAGAAGGTAATACAGTCATTGACATACACCTTCACGAATGAGATTGCTTCGTTAATGAGTCAGGAGAACCCAAATGATTCATTAATGATACACGAAGGTGAGTATCCTAAGTTATTGACCCAACTACTACACGGTGATATTTCAATAGAGACAATGTGTATACTCAATGCTATATTAAACTTCTTGCCGATGTGGGATAGGAAGATAGTGGATACGATCCATTATCCGAATGTCAGTTTGAAGATGAAGAAGTATACACCATTCATTTCTTTCGAAGTGACAAAGTATAAAGAATTACTGAAGAAAGGACTACATGAAAATACAGAAACTGTATCTTGATATGGATGGTGTTCTGTCTGACTTTGCTAAGAGGTATAAAGAACTCTACAAACTACAACCCATGTCAAGTCGTGAACGTGGTGAAAAACACGATGACAACTGGAACTGGTTTGTTGAAGGTAAGAACTTTGAAAGTCTTGACAGGTATGCTGGTTGTATTGAGTTACTTGAGTTTATACGCACCCTAAATATACCAGTGGAGATACTCTCATCATCTGGTGGGTTCTTTCATCACGAAGAAGTAAAGAAGCAAAAGAAGTTATGGTTGAAGAGGCATGATATTCTCTATACTGCGAATATCGTTCCTGGTAGACACCTTAAAAAAGATTATGCTAAACCCGATGTTATTTTGATTGATGACACGCAAGACGTTATCGATGATTTCAATGCGGCAGGAGGTATAGGTATTCTTCATAAGAATATACGGCAAACTATAAAGATTCTTCAGGAGGTGCTTGACACCAAAGAAGAAATATTATATAATGATAGAGTGGATAAGACGCAATACATTCACATAAACAACTAACTATACGAGGTAAATAAATGAGCGATTTTTCAAAACTGAAACGCAACAGCAATTCATTCGAGAAGCTTACCAAAGCAATCGAATCGACATCAACAAATGTAGAAGCAGGTTCAAAAGAAGATGACCGTTTCTGGCAACCTGAAGTAGACAAAGCAGGTAATGGTATGGCAGTGATTCGTTTTCTGGCAGCACCCGCAGTAGATGGTGATGAAGCATTACCGTGGGTTCGTTATTGGAATCACGGTTTTCAAGGACCAGGTGGTTGGTACATCGAAAACTCGTTGACCACTCTCAATCAAAAAGACCCTGTATCAGAATATAACTCTGTGCTGTGGAACTCAGGCATTGAAGCAAACAAAGAAATCGCACGTAAGCAGAAACGCCGTTTGACGTACATCGCAAACATTCTAGTAGTCTCTGACCCCAAAAATCCAGAGAACGAAGGTCAAATCAAACTCTACAAGTTTGGTAAGAAAATCTTCGACAAAATCTCAGAAGCAATGAATCCAGAGTTTGCTGATGAGACACCACTCAATCCGTTTGACTTTTGGGCTGGTGCTAACTTCAAGATCAAGATTCGTCAAGTCGAAGGTTATCGCAACTACGACAAGTCCGAGTTTGACAAACCATCCGAGTTACTTGATGGTGATGACAAGAAGTTGGAAGCACTGTGGAAGAAAGAATACTCTCTCAAAGAGTTTGTTGACCCAAGTCAGTTCAAGTCTTACGATGTGTTGAAAGCAAAGTTGGATAAGATTCTTGGTCTGGACGGTGTTGTACCAGTAACGACTAAGGCAGAAGATACTTTTATCGCATCGACAAAGGCATCTGTTACACCAAGCTTGGATGAAGATGAGGACTTGT